AATGCTTCGCAGACCCGGACTATCAAAGTGAAAGAGGGAGGAGTTGCGATATGACCAAACTACCACCCCCGCCCGAGGCACTGATCGACAAGTTCGTCGCGCGTATGCACAAGCATATCCCGGACATGAACGATCACAAAGCAATTGCAAGGTGGGCCATCGACTTTGCATCTAATGCTTATCAAGATGGTTTCCTCAAGGGCCAGCAAGACACACTAATGGGACTGGTCAAAGAGTTCATGAAGGAAGAAAGTGATGCCGCTGATATTATCGCCCTCCTTCAACTCCTCTACCCGCGAGGAAGTGGAGGAGCATCTAGAAGTGGTGCGGGACCTACGCCTCCGGGCAGCACTGGAGTTCCAGCAGGGGAAGGAAGCGAAGCTGGAGAAGGAGCACAACCACGCGACGCATCGGTTGCAGACGACATACGCGCAACTGGGGAAAGCACTGTCAAGGCTAGAAAAGGAGATGTACAAAGTTGAGGACTACCTCAACAAATGTGAGATGTTAAGCGGCGAGGCTGAACTCGCTAAGGACAGAATAGAAGCAGCAAAAGGATAGACTATGGACCAGAGAATGCCGCAACTGGAGGTAGTTGCAAATGACACAGACCCCGACCGAGAGATTATTATCGGCGATACGGGCAGGGATCACTTCATTCGTCTCGACCTTGAGGACGACCAAGCAAGGCTTAAGGCAGGAGCAGCCCTCCTTAACACCTTCAACTTTGCCATCCAAGAGCAAGCCGGACGAAAGCACTGGACCGAAGGAGACTTCCACCGCTTTATCCGTGCCTACGTCGCCATTGACGGAATTGGTAGAAGTAAGCCCTGAGGCTCTCTTCATCTATTTCCGCAATTACATAGGGCAGCCTTCGCCACAGATCATATATGACATTGAGATGTTCGAGTATCAAGTCGAGACTGGCAAGATACCTGTCATTCAACGTCATAAGATTAGACTGGCGGAGGCGGCTCTAGGGATCGATGAGTTGGTGAAACTCTATCCATGTGTGAGACACACAGATGACAATGCTGGATGAGCTATGCGACGTGTGTAACGTCAACAAACCGATAGGGGTGGCGTCAACCGCCATCCCACTCTCTGTGGCATACTGTCGAGAGTGTGCCCAACGTAATGCTCAGCCCATGTGTGTGTTCCTCATGTGGGAGGAGGATATACCACCAAAGGACCATGCGTGCCCCGATCATATGTTTACATATGAGGATGGGAAGTACATTTCCTATCGCAAGTGGTTCAACAAGAGGAAACAGTCCAATGCCGGAGGGACCACACCAGAACCTCAGGATAACATTCCTAAGTCAGAATAGGCGAGCGGAGTGTGTACCCAATCCCAAGTACCCGGACGGGATTGTGGTCGATACAGGAGAACGGCCAGCATGTGCAGTAGACTTGCCGTATCCAGCGCCATGTGTCGGGGCATGGCTCGTAATGTGTGATAGGTGTTCGACGAGTGTGGTATGTACAGCCGCCGGACGCCCAGACGATCCAAAGGCGATACTGGTTCCATGCAAGACAGGAAAGGCGACTTCGCATGTCAAGTAGTGTATTTGATTTCAAGGCGATCAATCAGAAGTGTCGGGAGATGTCGAGTGACATCTTCGGGCAGGCAGGCGATCAGTTAATGGATTGCCCATCGTGTGATGCGGTGTTCCAGCCGGATATCCATGACGAATACGATAGGTGTCATTACTGCGAAGGCACTCACAAGAAGAAGCGGAGGGACTTGGAGAACGATGGATATCTGCCTACAGCAGAGGACCTTAATCCGGTGCAGACGACGGCAGCCCCTCCGGCTCCGGCTCCCAAGTGGCCGGGCAAGGCTCCGCCTCCGAACGGAGCCAGTGGTGGCGGGCTAGGTGGGCAGGCCACCGGGCAGTCTATGCCTCAGGCTGTTAGGTGTCCGCGCTGCGGCGGTCGATTGAAGGCTAAGTCTCTTGGGATGTACTGCGTGGACTGCGAGGAGTTCATCTAACATGGTTTGGAGGTTAGAGAAGATAGGCTTCACTGACCTCCTTACCTTTTCATGGGAGAAGGACGATGGATTGGAACGAGTTCAATCGGCAACTGCAAAACAGAGTAAGCGATCCCGGCGTGCGCTACTGTCTCGGGCTAATCTACGAAAGGGTGCTCGACATGGCAAAGCAAGTGGACATGAGTGCGGGCATCACGATGGAGATGGCGCAGACGATGAACAACTTTATGGCTCTGAACGAAGTATTCGATGGGCGATTGAGAGAGTTGAAGAAGCACATCGAAGGGGGCGCCGATGGGGTCTCGGTCGAAAGCGTGCCGATAACCAATGATGATCTGAACTGATGGCGAAGGAGGTAAAGGGCTTCCTTGCGCCCGATGGCAAGTTCTTTGATGATAGGTGGGAGTGCGATAGGTACACCTATCAACAACAAATCGAAAGTCTGTGTGTGTCACACAGCATTCACCCAGACAACTTCCTATCGCTCCTCAATTCGTGGCATGAGCCCATTAAGGGGTACTACAATGCGGACAGTAAGTGTAAATCAAAACAAGCCAACGGCACCGATCCCGAGTTCGACGAGCTACCCGACATACCACAAACTGAAGCTGATCCGCCCCACATTAGGGTCAGAGACAAAGACGCTCCGGCCTTTCTCGAACAGTCGTTTGGAGTCGATAAGTGAGTGCCCGACTTTCGGTGTTGTCCATATCCAACGACAATACCCCCAGCACGGACGGGCACTGGCGCTGGAAGCGGGGGAAGCCATGCACCAGTTCTTTGCCGCTATGCGTGTGTGGCAACTCGAATATGTTCAAAAGCTTCCCGCGCATTCCAAGGCTGCTGGGCTTAGAATATTCGGGAAGGATCGCCATTCTAGCTTACGAAAGGAAATGGCCAAAGGCAAAACATCCCTCGATCAAGTGGCGTACCTTGCGCATTTTATCCTACAGACTTCAGGGTATCATGATGACCCTGACGACAAGATAAGAACCCTCTCCAATATGGAAACTGCCGCCATGGAGTATGCCAAAGAATGCATACCCTATATCAACTCGTGGCCTATATGGGTGGCAGACCTAAAGAACCCCGAGAAGCCTATAGGCATTGAGCAGGTATTCGACGTGGTGCTCGAATACTCGGACGGGGCACAAGTGCGCTTCATCGGGACGTTGGACGGTATTCTACGCAACGCAGAGCGGGACATGCGGATCACCATGGCGGAGAATAAGACAGCCTCGCGCTTGGACAGAGCATGGGTGGAAAGTTTCAAGATGCGTCATCAAGTTACGGGCTATATGGCCTGCGGACAGGCGCTATTCGGAATTGATATGTGGCATGGCCGCATCTACGGCTGTAAGGTCAAGCCGACATATCGAGGGGAGGACGTACACGTCGAGCCCTTCAAACGAGACCCAGAAGCCGTAGCACATTGGGCCAATTGGGTCCGTAACCAAACCGATCTCTTTGAACGGTACAAAGAAGATTGGGAACATGCAGAACGGAGAACGCACTCATGCAATCGTTACTTTCGACCATGTGCGTTGATACCTTTCTGTGCTGACTCCAGCCAAGGAAGGACTGAGCAATGGGCTCAAATGATAGAGGCAGTACCATCGCCAAGCGAACGGGCAATCCTCGGATAGCCCCAGTAGCTAATGCAGAACGTAAAACTCTGTTCCCAGCCAAGACGGGGCCAGACGAAAACGTAAGGATGGTTATGCTTCTGTGGGGTCAAGCGAATGTAGGTAAGACGACTTGGGCAGCAACGGCTCCCGGCAATAAGCTGTGGCTGTCCTTCGGGGACAATGAGCACGTACCCGTCTCACATAGGAAAGACGTGTATCGTATCGAGTTGTTTGGTCTCTCACCTGACGAGATTTTCAAACACGGTGTTGGCACAAACCCCTTCGGGATAAGGCAACTCGTGGCTGAGAATAGCATTCGGACAATCGTGTGTGACTCACTCACGGCTGTTCAAGACCTCGCATTAAGTAAGGCCGTAGCTGACAAGATCGGGGGAAGCGATAAGTTTGTCCCGAGTATGGCCCAGCCCGGTAGGAGTGCGTTTGGTGGACGTAATCAGTTCCTGCTAGAGATAATGCGTGCAGTGGCAGGGGTGGCAGCAACTACAGGGTGCCATGTGATCTTTACATCACACGAGAATGATCCACAGACGCGAACGGAAGGCGGAGTCGAAACTATCGATCTTATCTCTATGTCCTTAGGCGGCCAGCTTGTTAACAAGGTGAGTCACAGGATATCGGAGATATGGAACTTTAGACAGGAACAGGGAGGTGCCCGCAACAGGATCATAACAACTAGGATATCAGCGAAGCGAAGGCCAATGAAAACTCGTATGTTTGACCAGCACGGTTCGGCATCGTTTGTATTGAACTACAATCCAGACAAGGCAGACAATGCACCCGGACAGATGACTATCGCTGGCTTTCATGAACAATGGGTACGGGCCGGGTTGAAGCGCATACCCGTTCCGGACAATCGCAAGGGTGGGGACGACAAGGACAATAGTGACGTACCCATCAAAGGTACAACTTAACCCAAACAAGGATAGCCAACATGGCTGATGAAGAACTCGATATCATTTCGCTGGATATGAATTTGTCGGACGTGGAGCGCCCGCCGGATGTTCCGGTTGGACGCTACCTCGGCGAAATTCAGAACATCGAGGTGAAAACCTCGGGGCAGGGCAACGACTACTTTGCCATGCGCGTTCTGATCCCGGCGGAGAACATTCCGGCGGATATCGTGGAGCACTACGAGGACGGCGCTCTGTTCTACTACAACCGTCTTCTGGTGCCCAAGGGCAACGACCGTCGGGCTCTGTGGAACCTGCGGCAGTTCGTCGAGAAGCTCGGGCTTTCGTCCGAGACCAACGAGATCGATCCGAACGAGTGGATGAACCAGCGGGTCGGTTTGGTAATCGGCACCGAGAAGAACCTCGAAGGCGAGACACGGAGTGCGATCCGCTCCCTGTACGCAGCCGAGGAAGGTGCTCCTGTGGCTGATGAGCCGGAGGAGGAAGCCGAGGAAGAAGAGACCAAGGCGAAGCCTGCTGCCAAGAAGACGGCCGCCCGCGGCGGAGCCCGTAGGCGCTAACCGAGACGGGGGTCGTGTGTGTGTTACACACGATCCCCACTCTCATGGAGACTGTCATGTCGGAGATAAACCTAATTACGATATCGTTCGCCCCTCCACATCCTAGTGCGGGCATGAGTTCCCAAATGATACGCATGACGGGCAACGACATGCAGAAGGTCTCCCTTGCTGCGGACGCTATGGGAATGACCAAATCCATGCTCATGCGAATACTACTGGTCAAGGGTGCAGAACGTATCCTTGAAGAACTTGGACTGGAAATTGAGTACGTGCAGAACGATCATGTTGATCTAGCACAAGGGGAGACTTTAATTGAGCAGGAAAGAGATTAAACTTTCCGGTGAACAAACTGATGCAGTCGATATGTGCCTCGACCACGATGTACGTATTCTCTCCATTACAGGGCGTGCTGGAACGGGTAAGACGAGTGTGCTGGGCTACGCATTCGATGAAGAACTAAGAACAGTAGGTAGGGACAGGGTTGTCTTGTGTGCCCCTACCGGACGTGCAGCAAAGCGCATCCAAGAGCTTACTGGTATCAAGGCTATGACTATCCACAAGCTCTTGGAGTTTCCGCAGCCAGATGATGAAGGCCCAGATGGGAAGCCATTACCACCTGAGCCAAGGCGTAATAGGACTAGGCCACTCCGGCAGAAGATCGTATACGTGGACGAGTCGTCTATGATCTCTGACGAGTTGTATAATCAGATCATGGCTGCACTGCCTCCCAATGGGAGCATCAGGTTCTTTGGGGACAATTATCAATTGCCACCAGTAGACAAGGGTGCTCCTTTTGAGACGCTGCTCAGAACGAAGGCCAAGAAGGAATTGATCTTCTGCTGGCGCAGTGAGGATGAAATAATCTCGAATGCGGAGAGGATAAAGAATGGCCGTATTCCTATTCGTAACCATCGGTTCGAAATCGTTTACACGAGCAATCCTATCTCCACGCTTGTCCAAATGCTTGACGAGTCTGTTACGCAGACAACGACTCAGATTATCATGCCAACTCGCAATGGTAAGTATGGAACCAATCGGATTAACCCGGCGGTCCAAGTCAGGTTTAATCCGAAGGGAGATATCCTTCGACTTGATCGTAAGCAGAAGCTACTTAAATCCGAGGAACCCCCCATCGCCCTCAAGGGAGGAGACAAGTTCCTCTGGACCCAAAACGATTACCAGTTGAGGTTGTTCAATGGAGAAATTGGATACGTCGATTGGGTCAACTCTGAGGACGGCAGTCTTCAGATATCCACGGATGAGCGCACGATCCTTGTGCCACCCTTCATACAAGCTTACTCTGCATACCATGGGTCTGTCATCAACTACGACCCAAGGAAAAAGATCGAGTTGGGGTATGCGATCACAACTCATAAAGCGCAAGGCTCAGAATTTGACACTGTGGTCTACTGCATGTCCCGAGGATCACCGAGGCTCTTAAACAGGAGGAACTTTTATACAGCAGTGACAAGAGCGAGAACCCGTGTTATAGTGATAACTGATCGGACAGCTATGTCCAATTCAATGAGGAGACTGAACACATGACCACAACTGATAGAGAGCTACCCGAGTACGACGAAGACGTTACCTGCGAGAACCCTGAGTGCATCCACAAGGAAGCCGAGGTGATCGGAGGACTGTACGGTGTCTTCGGTGGCGGCGGTCTTGGCTCATATACCATGTGTGAGCACTGCGGTACGGTACTAACAAAGTCGTGTGACACACACAAGGATCAAGAAAATGAACCTACCGAAATTAAAACTGCCGACGTTCAAGATAGCGACGCCAGCAAGCCATGAAGGCTTCCGCATGGACTTTGAAGCCCATGCCTCAGACTTCGGATTGGTCACACAGGTATTTAGTGAAGGTCCAATCAATGCGGAAATCGCGCTCGTCGGGGAAGGTCCCGGCGAGCAAGAAGTTGCAAAGGAGCGCCCCTTCATTGGGGGCTCCGGCAAGTTCCTATTCGATAATCTCAAAAAGATTAAGCTTGACCGGACCAACGTTTACGTTACGAACGTAGTCAAGCGGCAGATATCACTCTCGCGTACAGGAGGAGAGCGTGCAGAGGTTAAGCGTGACGAGTTGGAGAGGTGGATATCAATGCTCGACTGGGAGTTGGGCCACCTACCTAATCTACGAACCATTCTTATTATGGGGAACTACGCCCTTGAGGCTCTGTTGGGGGAGACTAAGGTCACAAATTGGCGTGGTTCCGTTATCGAGCGCGCCAAAATACCCGGAAACCGGATCGGGACATACGTCATCACTATTAACCCTGCGTATGCCCTCCGAGAACTGAAGCTGGAGCCTGTCTTCACGCTGGACATTGTGAACAAGCTGGGGCCTGTGAAAGATGGAACGTTCAAACCGCACAAAATTGAGACCCTTATTAACCCTACCTACAAGGAGGCGCTGGCATCAATTAAAGAAATTAAGAAAGCTGCAAAGCCTACTGTCATCGATCTCGAATGGATTGGGAAGCAGACCGCCTGCATCGGTCTCGCTAACGATCCACATCGCTCCGTATGTATCAACTGGCGCGATCACCGAAATAATCGTTACTCACTCAGGGAGGAGGCGGATATTATGTACGCCTTCCAAGACCTGTGTGATACACACAACCGTGCGGGAGTTCCCGTCATTGGTCAAAACTCTCAGTTCGATTGCTATGCTCTTAGGCTCAAGGACTGGCTCGACATTACTTTCTCTGATGACACACTCCTACAGCATCATACCCTGTACCCTCAGCTTCCGCATAGTCTCGGATTTCTCACTTCTCAGTACACGACACACCCTTTCTATAAGGATGAGGGAGAGTCGTGGAAAGAAGGTGGAAACATCGATGACTTCTGGCGGTACAACGGGAAGGATACTTGCATCACGCTCGCCGCTTGGCTTCGAATGAACAAGGAGCTTGAGTCCCAAGGGCTCATGAAGTTCTATCGCGAACACGTAATGCGAGCACACCCCCATCTAGTCGATGCCACGATACACGGTGTGGCTGTCGATCTTGAACGCAAGCAGAAGATCGTGGAGTTAGTCTCGGAGGACGTGGCAGATATCCTTGCCAAGTTCCATGAATGTGTCCACGAGCTTACCGGCGATCCATACTACAGCCCTAATCCGGGATCATGGCAGCAGATGCGGGTGCTGTACTTCACACGCTTAGGGTTGCGTGGGCGGGGTATGTCTACCGACGAAGCCAATCGATCCCAGATGCTCAAGAACCCTGAGACCCCTGTCCTTGCGAAGGAGATGATTAACTATGTCAACAGATACGCCGAAGAAGCGAAATTCCTCGGGACGTATGCCGAGTCTCAGGTTGGTGAAGACGGACGTTTCCGGTGCGAGTACAGACAGTTCGGTGTCCAACGTGCGCCCGGAAGATTGTCCTCCGCTGCACTGCTCGATGGACAGGGAGGAAATCTCCAGAACCAGCCTGAGCGGGCAAAGGAAATGTATATCTGTGACCCCGGAATGGTCTTCGGATACTTCGATCTATCACAAGCCGAGGCCCGAGTCGTCGCGGTACGGGCGGGTATCGATAAGTGGGTGGAGCAATTCGAGAAGGCGCGTCTGGATGGTATCTACGATTGCCACCGTGCTCTGGCATCGGATATGTTCAAGGTGCCTTACGATCTTGTTCCTGTCGTTGATTTTGACGATAATGGTAAACCCACAATTAGGTATGTGGCTAAGCGTTGCCGGCATGGCCTTAATTATCGTATGGAAAGGTATAAGCTATCTGAGGTTACTGGCCTATCGTATAATGAGGCGAACAAGAACTTCATTCTTTACCACGCTAATACGCCGGAGTTGGAGAAGTGGTGGGAGGTCGAGGAGCGAGAGTTTCGAAAGAATAGAGAAGTCTATAATGCCTTTGGAAGGAGGCATAAGGTTATACAGCGGCTCGACGATGATGCACTTAAATCGATCGTCGCGTTTTATCCACAGTCAACCATCGGAGATAAGATTACGAAAGTCTGGTATCAGTCGGAAGAGGATGATGACTGGCCGTCTGACGCTCGCGTTGCTCTCGATGTCCACGATAACCTTGTTTGTATTGCTAGTCCGCGCACTATTAAAACCGCTCTGAAAATCTTGATACACTATGCCGAGGAGCCTATCCAGATACGTAATATTCACACTGGGAAGATCACACCGTTCATCATCCCAGCCGAAGCCAAGATATCGTACCCGGTTACGTTGACCGTGAACGATAAGGGTAAGCAGGTGTATGTGGAAGACCTAAAGCATGGAGTGCATCGGTGGTCGAACCTCAAAAAGATAAAGCTCTGACCTTTCGCTCTTGGCATCTGGAGATGAATAACGTCTTGATCGAAAGAGGCTTCCAAGGGTACAACCAGAAGGCCCTATTACGGTACTTCAAGGATGCACCCAAGGAAGAGGTGCTCGGGTACTTAGACTTACTACACAAGGAGAACAAGGTTCAGAAGTTCAAGTACGCTAACGACATTGTGTGGCGTGCCACTACAGAAATCCTTGTGTGACACACACACACATGCTATGGCCCGGATGAGTTGGGATCGAGCAAGTCTAGCTTGAACTCTTGTCCGGGCTTTAGCAACTTCCTGATCCTCGGGTCCTTATTAAACTTCTGCTCAGTGGCTTGGATCGTTTGCAGTATCCGCAACTGAGCTTGAACCACACGGTTCGAATAAAAGTCTCTCACCTCCCTATAGTTGAGCGGATCGATCCCGTTCTTCTCCAGATACGCTCTGGTCTTCGGCCATTTCTCCTGCATGTTCTTGACGTATTGGGCTTCTGTACCAGCGTGGGTCACATTCAAGGCATCGAGCTTCTTCTTGTAGATATCGTGGTTCTTCCACAGAGCCTTGAACCCAATACCTCCCTTGTCCGGTGAGTCTTGGTTGTAAGTGTTTGCCATCTCTTTCATAAACAAGTTGTACAGTTTGTTATTCGACGGAGGCACAATGCCTTCAATAGGGATAGTACCGCCCTTACCCTCTGCTGGAGGCTGTTGCCCAACGAAGGCTTTGGTCTTGGCTATACCTCCGGCTGAGACGCCTCGTCCTTTGTTTGGATCGATAGCGCCCGCAGCCTTGTCCCACTTGTTGTATCTAGCATTAAGATCGTCGATCTGGCGCTGGTAGTTAAACAGTTGGTCAGTTTTAGCGGACGATGCTGGTAATCTACCCGGACCACCAATGATTGGCACACGAGTCTGTGTACGATACACAGCCCCTTTCGCTGCATCCTTCACGCTAAAGTCTTTCCAGTCAGAGCCTTCACTTTCCCATCCTGCTGTCATCGCGGCTAGGCTGATATCTGATATGGACGGCATGATGTTACGCCACATCAATTCGATCCGGTTCTCCTTACCCGGTCCAGCAAAGGCATGTTCTCTCTGCTGACGCATATTGAAATAGCCTTCTGGGGTAGCGATGCCAGACAGACCAAGTAGAGCCGCAGCCGGAGGAGGGATAGGAGGCTGTACACCACCGAAGTAAAACGACTTTAGTGCATCCCATAGTTCTGTCTTGATCGTATCACTTGCCCTACCCATGAACTGATTAGCGAACGATCTAGTCATTGCCCGAGTAAAGATGAACTCTTGCGGCATGGGAATTTCCCAGCCCTTCCAAGGCTGATCCGGAAATTCAGGATTAAAGAAATAAACGCTATGCGTATTACGATGTTCCCCACGCTCATCAAGAGCGTAACTGAGCGCCTTCTGTCCATGGGCCATATTCCACATATAAGCGATTAACTCTGGCACCACTGCCGCTGTAGTCATAGCTAGATTTGCCCGCACAGGATTGTCACGCAAGGCAGCCAGCGTCGAGGCAGGGGACTGTACGAGCACACCCGCCCACGGAGTGATCGCACGCCAGCCTTGCATGGTCACACCTGTACCGGCATAGCCCTTGGCTCTGGCTTCCTGTCCGGGCGTACCAGTAAAACGTAGAAGCTGCTTACTGCCACCTTCGCCCCGTGTCCAAGGGTTGCCCTTAACCATTGGATCACCTGTATAGTCACGCATCATCTCGGCGACTTCAGCATCGGACAGCAAACGTCCGCCTTTCTTAGCACCTCCGCCCATACCGTGAGCCTTATACGCCCAGCCGAACTGAACAGACTCGTTGAATGCCTCCTTCGTTGTGTTGAATGCCTTCAACGGCTTTGTTACTGTACCGGCACCAGCACGCAAGAACTTAGCCCACATGCTTTGCGAGTGTTGCAACGTGTCGAGGATCGCACGCATATGAGGGTTGCGTACTTGTGTCTTTAACCGAGTGATATGGGCCGCACTATCCGTCGTCAACGTGTTTAGAGCATCAGGACCATACGCACCAGCTAGCAACATACGGTTATAAAACGACTTGTTATACGCATCATGCATAGCGCGCGACATAAGGTTATGGTATTTTGGGTCAAGCATCTGGCCCAATGGCGTGCTCATTATAGCATCCTCGAACCACTTGACTGTTGGTGCCACTGATTTCATTGCTCTCGGAGTTATGTTCGCAGCAAAGCCTACCGCAGCCGAGATCGGGCCAGCCGGACCAATAGGGCGTCCAAACCTGCCAGTAGAACTAATAGGAGGAGCAGTAACTATACCTTGGCCCATCGTGCGAGGCACAGAAGTAAGAGGAAACCAAGGCGCATATTTGCCAGTGGTTGTCTGTTCGAACAGCCGTTTGGCTCCGACTACAACCTTACCGAGGGTCGCAACTGGGGCGGAGTCATTGTTAAGTACGCTCACCACGAAGGGATCACCTACCCAATACTTGTACTCGCCGTTCTCTTTCCGACGCAGGATAGCACCTTGAGCCCTTGCCACCTGCCCTCTGTCTCGTACCCACTCGGGAGTCACTTCTTTGAACGAGGTGGGTATTTCTGCGCGACTAAAGTTAACATATCGCTGATCTGCATCGTGCGACATTGCACGCATGATAGCTTTCTTCATATTGTCTTCTGCAAGACGCAATGGACTATCACCATTGAGCACGCGGTCGAACATATTCTTCGTCTGCTGCGTAGACGAGAAGATAGGTAGTGTCGGTTGAGACAATGCCTTTACTGCAAGGTCCGTCGGGTTCTCTGGGGCATGTTGCCCATCAGAGGAGAACCGCCGAGTCTCTGCAAGGTTCGCTTGGTAGTCTCCATACATCTTTCTGAACTCAGGATTGGCAGCGTCCATTGCAATGACAGCATGGGCAGCCGTTCGATGGTTCCAATGGTTGTTCTGATGGTCATTAAACGTCTCAGGACGAGGTATCCTCGGGGGAATTAGACGTGACTGTGCAGCGTTGGGCCTACCTGCGTTATACCCACGGTTGAATTGGATTTCATCTTGGATAGCGCGCAAGCGAAGATATTCAGGAAATTCCCTGTTCTTCTCTGCGAACTCATGTAGCTTGGCTATAGGAGCTACGTCCTTTGGTAGCTGGAAATGGAATTGATCTGTCTTCATTTCTCCGTTGATTAGGGCTTGTCCTGCACGGTTCTCCGCTCCAGAGCGGGTCTGGATACGCATGGTCTGGTAGACTTCGTTTGCGGCGTCCTTGTTGATCCCTGTGACCTTGCCTGTGTGTGTCACACGTTGTAGGTATCGCTTGCCACGGTCAAGGCTGTCCATAACTGATTGCATCGGGTTGACTGTAGAAGCCTTGAAAACGTCAACAGGCAAGCTGCTGGCAGTGACACCACCGATAGTAGCAGAGCCGGGTACTTGTCTGGTCGGATCGGTCCTACTAGCCAGTATCGGGTTCTCACGGGCGTACCGGACAATCCTAGAGGACTGACTGATACCCAAACCGAAGCCCAACGCACCTAAACCACCAATGACGATACCCTGCGGCGAAGCATCGTTGGCAGCTACTGGCCCACCGGGAGTATTCACAATGATCGGGGGCTTACCGAAGACACTGGCAGCATGAGCACTAGGGATAATTGGTCCTAGAGGCTTGGACTCAGCCCATTTCGCAATGAGCGGGTTGGCATACTCCATCCCTGCCCCAGTTAATAGATTGATACCTGTCTTGACAATGTTCGGACTTAGGTTCGAGCCGACGAACTCTCCCGCAGCCGCGCCGGGCGGACGGTTGTTCGGATCGATACCAACAGCAGAGCGCATTGTGTTCTGCCAGTCCATCATTCTCTGTGCATTCTCCAAAGAATAGCCCTGCCATTCAGGCTGATCGAGGAAGATGCCACCTGCTGCCTGTCCGAATGACTTCATTCCGTAATAGGTATTCGTCGGGATAGAGGCAATGCCAGCCCCAGCACCTTGGACAAAGCCTGCAATCTGCTCGGCACTCGGAAGCTCAGGGCCTGTACCTTTCAATGCGTCTGTAACGGCACGCACGGCGAGGCTAGGCGCACCTATCGGACCCTGCGAAAGCGGGACCAGATACTGTGCAGCCTTCATGGCATTTTGAAGGAACGACTTGGTTTCTGCCTCGGCTTTCTCCGCTTGGATATCGCTAGGTGCTTTGACTTCCGGTGCAGTCTCTACCGGCCGGTTCTGGTCTTGATAGGCACGGATCGTCGAGAACATCGAAGGATTGGTGGCTTCTGTTGTCATGGAGAAGTCGCCGGTGTCCATACCGGGGATCGGCATAGTCCGTTCCAGTGGTGCCTGACCGGGTAGAACCTCCTGCGGCATGTCTGTGTGTGTCACACGAGATGTTGCAGCACGTCGAGCAGGTACAGTCGTCTGCCCAGAGCGGTCCCCTATTGGGCCTGCCGCTCGGACCCGTTCTGCAACAGCCTTGATCTTCTCTATGGGTGTCCCCTGAGACAATGCCATAACTTGGGCACGCTCGCCGGGAGTTTCCATACTACCCTTTTCAAGGCCGGGCTTCTGCAAAGCTGTCAACGTGGGGTTCATGAACTCGTTAAGGTCCTCACGCGACCCACCAGCCTGTGCGACGGCATTTTGTAGCATCTTGACGAACGTGTTACCGTAGTAGGACTCTTTTCCTCCTGTGATCTTTGAGCCTTCACGTCCACCGGGAGCAGATGTCCACTCAGCACTGAGAGCCCTTGACATTCTGCCAACGGCTGCCGGGTTGTCTTTGTTGGCTGCAAGGTCTTTTAACAGATCGCCAGACAGACCTTCGCTAGGGTTCCTTCTAACGTGCCGAGCATATACCTCCTGAGCCTTATCCCAATTACGGACGTTCTGGGCTTCCTCAGACCAGCCACGTACCTCCATGCCCGGATGCAGCTTCTGGCTGCGGGCGACGTTCTCGTAATAGGTAGCGGTGGTCTCCTGATAACGCCCTGATGCATACGACCTACCAGCACCGCCCACGAAACCTTTCATGTGTGGATAGGCTTTGTGTGGATGCTCCATCGTATTGGGGTCGAATTGTGCCCCACCGACCATGGTATTCCAGCCAGCACGCTTTCCACCTTGGAAGGCCGGTTCTGCCTCACGTGTGGCAATGGTATCAAGCAAAGCCATGCCCTCGGCAGGGATACCCGCCTTGGCAGCACGTACAGCAACATCTCTGGACGGACTTGCCTCTGGTGTGAGGCCCTCGGGACGAATGGGCGCACCCATATTCGCGACGCCCGGAGGCAACTCTAAGGGTTCAGGCGCAACTGGAGGTTGTACCGGCTGCCCTGTAGCGGCTGCATGTGCAAAGCCAGCCTTGAGCCCTTCGATCCCAGCCGCACGCAGTTGGTCAGTCTGCGCCGGGCTGGGACCAAGGTCTTTCGGGACTATTAAGTCTGCAACCGGAGGTAGTGGCTGCTGAACAGCCTGTTGCATCTTGAGAAGTTCAAGTTTCTTTGCTACGTCCTGATCGAGAGGAAGTTCCTCGGCGGGGTCTTCGACAGGAATATCAAGCTCGTCCATATTAGCCTCCGAAGAGCATATCCATAATATCTATCTCGCCACCACCGGGCTGTGTTGGTTGTGGACCAACAGTCCCCGGTTGGCCGGGCACTAGTTGGGATGGTTGACTGCCGTATGCTAAGTCTTCATTAGGCTCCATGCCAACGTCGAGCATAGGGTTGCCCGGCATTGGCATCTGTTGTTTTGGATCGAGGCTCGCCTTCTGTTGCATGAGTTGCTGAATAATAGAGAGCCTCGGGTCCGGTGCCATTCCCATCATGTTAGCCTCCTGTGTGTGTCACACACGATTAATATTCGTCGGCCTCAGACGGTGCGGGACCACCTTCCTCGGGTACTTCTGATGGCTCTCCACCGCCACCCTCGCCGAGGTACTCTGCCGCAGCACCTTCGCCGAACTGGGCATCGAAGCTTGCGACTGCATCAGGGTTCGGGTCCTGCATCAGTCGATCGATATCATTCTGGGTCGGAGCGTCTACACCGTCCCATGTGTTGCCTGCCTGATCGATCTGATCGGAGGCCATCTGCTCGGGGTCGGGGGGAGCTACACCTTCAGCTTCCGGTGGAAGCTCCCCCTCCCCTGATGGACCTGCCCCGCCCATATCAGGAGGCATGGGCTGCGGTCCGCCACCGGGTCCTTGCATCATGGCAGCACCGGGAGGGGCACCACCACCACCAGCACCTCCCATAAGCTGTTGCAGCATCTCGGGAGGAATGCCCATCTGTTGGGCTCCCTGCATCATAGCCTTCATGGCATTGGGGTCCTGCATGAGACCTTGGAACGCCTGTAACATTGCTGCTGGATTGGCCATATTAGTCCTCATCCTCTGTTGCTTGTACTGCGGTGTCACCTTCGACGTTTGCACTATTACGTCGAGTGTATGCACCGGGGTTCTGGTTTACGTCCTCCTGTGTAGGTGTCTTCTTCACAGGCGGAGCCCCTGCTTGGTCTATTGTTGCCCTAGCCAATGCCTCGGCACTGGGTTGCTGTGGCCCTTTCGTGGCAGGTGCCTCTCCACCTTCCTCAGCAGCCGCACGCCTTCCCCTTTCGTCGAAGCGTTGCTGAATAGCTTTCGGCTCAATTGACTTGTTGTAGGCCGGTATCTTGTAGCTAGCAGCTAGTATCTTGTCCTCCTCCATCGTGATCTTCTCGGGGGACTTCTTTTCCTTCTCGCGTAGCTTTTGAAGTGCAGTGTTCGCAGCTACGTTGTCCCCCGGATCAACCCCGAGGATAGCATAGTAATTCTGGCTTGAGCCATAGGCTTGAGACTGCTTCTGGGTGGACTTCGGGTACTTGAATTTCTTCGACTCCATGTCCACCGAACTCTTCATGTCTCCTCTAGGCTGTATGCCAACTGGTGGCGGGGGTGGCACAGGCGACGGCGCCACCGAAGGTGCAGGAGGCGTAACCGCACCTTGACTAGCAGGTGCAGCCTGCCGGTCCCCGCCAGAACGTCGAGCGGCTAATTGTTGAGCCATCTCTCTTTGTTGAGCCGCTTTGATTTCGTCTGGGGAAGCCTCCCTTACTCCGGGTGTGGGTACTTGACTCATGGGGTTACGTCCCTCCATGGCCTTTACCTGTCCCATGAAGTCTTCCATTCTCGTCACTGGCGGACCAGCTTTCACCGGCTCTAGGGGCACGTTGCGTTTCGCTGCCTCCATCTCCAGAGCCTTCTTTATGAAATCGGCCGACGAAATAGCCGGTGCTCCAGCTTGTTGAGGAGCCGCTGCCTGTGGTGCAGGTTGAGGGCGAGGCCGAGGCAGAGGTACAGCTTCCTGTTGTGGAGCAGGAGCAGCTTGTTGTGGAGCAGGAGCAGCCTGTTGCGGTGGTCTGTATCCGGGTCGTTGGACAACTTGTTCTTGAGGGACACCCATCATCCTCCCTGCCAAAATACGTTGACTGGCGTCAGAACGCGGTGCAGGTTGGGGCCTCATGGCTTGCATTGCCATCTTCATCATAGGAGGTGCATTCGGTCCTGACATCTAAGCCTCCGTGTGTGTGTCACACATCTAGAAAATGTTTTCGCTGTATCCGTATCCGGGGACGTTCTGAGCGTAAGAAGACTCGCCTGCCGTGTTGAGCCCGCTGTCATCTTCTTTCGTCTTGCCACCACTCTTGATGCTGGCTAGTATTTTGGCCAGTCCACTGAAATCAGGTGACTTACCTGCTGCGCTCGCCATACCGCTAAAAGCCCCCGATACTCCCTCAGTTCCGGCGGCGAACGCCCTCTGCATTGCTTGGCTCTGGTTCGATATCGCTGAGCCAAGGTCTGCATTGAGCGACGACTTAGGCATGTCAGGCATGTTACCGCCCTGCTGCATAAGGTCCGCCCACATCTTAAGCCGAGGACCGTATTCTGTCTCATGCGCTGCTTGCCTTGCTGCACGCTCTTGCACAGCTTGGTTACGAGCTTGTAACATAGTGCTTTTCTGCTCGCTGCCCAGCTTCTGATCCACAGCATTGATGATCTCCTCGGCCTTGGCTCCGGTTCCCATCCTAGCTGCTTGCCGCATCAATAGAGCCTGATCCGCCTTGGACCTAGCCATATTGTTTGTGGCCATAAGCTGGGTTAGGTCATTTCGGATCGACAGTTCACTGGGCGGCTGTGCGTACTGGTACGCATTCATCGCTCGGTTGTAAGGCTCCTTAGCCTCTTCCGAACGCTTCTGCACAGCCGACCTGATCTTGCGGGCAGCAGGAGCATCCTGAGTGAGTTGGAGACGCTGCTCCTTCTCACCCGCTTGGGATATCTCCTTCTGCATAGGCGTGAGCTTGGTCATCCACTTGTTCAGACCAGAGTCAAAGTACGTCTCGTTTCCGTAGGCGTCCTGACGACCAGCCTGAGCAAATCGATCTTGCTCACGCGCACGCTGCTTCTGCCAGTTGAACTGGGCGTACTGTAAGTTCAACTGGGCTGCTTGGGCTTGGGCTTGCAACCCAATCCCAACCAGACTTGTGACTGCGCCTAGCATTGCACCAATCATTGACTTACTCCCTTGTGTGTGTCACACAAGCTAGAAGATGCTGTTCGGATTAGACGCGGAGTCACCTGTATTTTCTTCGTCTTCCCCGAGCACTCCTGAAGCTGCCTTCGGATTAAACGCCGTATTCCCTGCTCCCTGAGCAGCGCCTCCGATTGCGGCAAGTCCAGCAGTGTTAAAGAGTTTTCCGGGCAGCCCTGAGCGTATCTGATCGCCCAGACCTGATAGGAAGTCTGTAAACCCTTGATCTGCCTCAGACTGGAAGGAATATGGATCGAAGTCCGTACCCAACTGCAAATCGCCGGCTGTTTGTCGAGCACTATTGGCAATGTCACGCAGCTTCTGCTGTTGGCTCGCAAGAACTCCAGTTCCGACTTCATTGAGTCTGGTCCTAGCTCCAGCCCTTTGATTTTCCAGATCGCCCTTCGCGGCTTCGTACCCTCCAGCAGTAAGCACACCGCGATCAAGCATGTTCCTGATGATCTGATCGGCATCTGTGAATTGCTCCGTCTCGATGCTCTGCAAGTATGGGTCATCAAGCGTCCACGGGACTCGCTTTGTCTCCCAGTTTGGAGCGAACATCGTGTTCAAGGTGTTTTGAGCCTTCATACGCTCTCCAGATTGGAGAGTGTCCCAGATGGATGATCCAGCAGATTGGAATGCCTGTCCGGGGTTCTCGTCTGTCGGCGAGATACCAGACAATATGGAGTTCAACTGTTCGTCAATCGACCCCTGATACTTGGATGGATCGACGCCGCGACCTGTGAAGTAGTTACCCACAGAGCTTGTGGCACCGGAACGTGCAGACGTGCGCATACCGGCGAGTTCCTGTTTCTTCTGTTCAGCCATTTGCTTCTCTTCCGCTCGCCGCCTATCTTCAGCGGCAATACGGGATTGCTCTACGGCCAAGCTGTTATCGGCAGGAGGGGAAGGTGCAGACATAATCAGTTCTCCGGTTCAAGATGATAAATGGTGCCTACGGGCTTGAACCCTTGGCGGGTGAGTAGCATATTAAACGCTTCGTACTCCTTCGTGCCCGGAGGAAACGACCCTCCAGAGTACGAAGCACGGATCAACTTAGCTCCCCGTGCCAGAGCCCATTCCTTGTAGACCTGAATAAGCTTGTTTGCGTTGTGCAAGGTGCGAAACTCAGGTTCTACAAACAGAAAGATGTCGTCAGCAATCAAGTCAGTGGAGACCAAAGACATAACACAGAACCCACCGACCCCACCCTGCACCTCGTCGTGTGTGTCACACAAGACCCAGCAACCGAATGCTGCTGCATTGTCGATGTTGTGTTTCAGGACGTACTCGATACGGCTACGGTCCATCCTGAGCTTATTGTAGTTCGGGAGCTTCGGGACATGCTCGACGATAAGGTCGATCATCCTTGCGAAGTCCTTCTCTTTGTAGGCCCGAAGGTCTAACTGTTTACCCTGTAACGCCTCTTTCATCATCGCCTCCTAACGGATCGGGCTTCCGAATGCATGTAGTCCAAGGATGCCGATCAGTATGAATAGAATGAACCATCCACCCCACGCACTCCATGCCGGGGCAGGCTGCCAAGGGTTAGCTCCCCAGATACCGAAGATGCCAACCAACACGTAGATCAACCAAAACCAAATGTTCGCACCCATGTTCATCTCCCATCGCATCTAGCAATCTGTACGAGATTGCGCGCTAGTAATCTACACTGCTCTCTAGCTGCCCTCGCGTCTGCATCGACCGTGGTCTCGAACTCTACTTGCTTCTCACGGTAGCCTACGCAACCGCTGAGTACCAGTGTTAATAGGATGATTACGCCTCTCATTGCCTATTCTCCTCTAGCTGCCTTTGCTTTCTCTAGGACTATCTCGCACTCCTCTGCTACAGATATGAACTTGCCGTCTGTTAAGTTAATCACGCACTTCACGTTGGGCGTGAGTTGGTCCTTTGCCTTGTATACGCTCGTTACCTGATCTGGATCGATCCAAACTTCTCTGCCGTCTCCTGCATGTAACGCTATGAGAGTAGACAGCGCAAACACGTAATTCATGTGTGTGTCACACAGACTACAGCAAAGCTGCGTCCCTGAAGAAATCATCCACAACGATGACCCAAGTATCTCTCACCTTCTCAGCGACCAGAGGTTCGGCCCTCTTAAAGGTCGCTCCTCGAAACAGCATTCTAGCCCGGAACCGCTGTGCGATTGGCAGAGCAGCGATCAACCCATCAATCGAGGCTGGCAGGTTGCCATTCATGGCATTGACCGCTGCCGTCTCAGTGATCTTGCCAAGAATTGCAGCCTGTGCCCAGAACTGGTACGAGGCAATCTCGGATACAATGGCAGTTGCAGCACCGGGAGCAGGATCAGCATCATTGCCGGGAATTGCCTCCCACACAAGATACTCCTGATAATCCGTATTGTTTGGGTCCGGGGGTATCCACGCTCCATCTACACGACGGACAACGTAACCCTGAAGCTGTAATTGATAATCTGCCATGTCCTACCCCATTATCTCGCCGATACGATGATTGCCTGTAACGTACTGGATAAGCCCTGTTGACAGTGCATTCGAAGCCTTGCATCTGTATGTCAAAGCTCCTGAGGCATTAGGCTTGTCTCTGCCTTGTATATGGTAATCACCTATTGCGTCTGTGTTCGCTTGTGTATAGACGTTTGCCCCAAAGCCGTTGCCGATAGGAACTGTATCTCGATATGGAGCAATTCCACCTTGTTGATGCAACGTGGCTGATCGCAAATAGACGTATCCATCCCAACTAAATTCCACAAAGTTCGCCGCCGACAGAACAGTGATCGGCATGGCTGAATTTGTAATTTCAGTGATCGCTGTGGAACCTGTAATTGATACACTTCCTTGTTGGTTGTATTGAAAGTTCGAAATCTGGTGCCCCGGTCGAGGCGACCCCTGCGTGACCAATGCAATAAGGCTTGGGGCGGTCCACACACCAGCAGTAACCACTCCACTTTCCCAAGTAGCGAACCCTAGCCATATCCAAAACTTGGCAGCAACGGCACCACCAGTTGTGTAGAACGTATGTGAGTTGTTACCGGGAAGTAAGGTCGAGTCGTTAGCACTCTGCTCTGGGGGATTGTAGATCGTACCTCCGGACGCACCCCACGATTGACAGCATCGTACAGCCAAACGCACTGTGCCTGCATCATTGAATGCTGCAATCCACAAACGGTTGGCTATGGCACTTGTAAATCCTACCTGTGCCCCTGACGGGACCACGATCGACAATGGGGCTGTAACATTGACGGCTGTACTTCCTCCACCACCAGTAGGAAACCTAAACGTGACAGGATCACCAGTGCTCGGATCGACACCTAATAAGGTCTTAACTGCAATAGTAAGTGCTCCAGCAGCAGCAGTTACAAGGAGTGTACCATTGAACGGGACAGCATTGGGTATTGGAGCCAGAGCCCCAAGCCCTTTCCACTTCTCGCCATCCCACTTGTAATTGCCAAAGATTTGGTCAACTACTGGTCCGCTCGGAAAGTTAAAACCCATGGCCTACGTCCTTGTGTGTGTCACACATCATAGTCTTGCAGAGTAGCTTTCCACATATCCTATGCATTGTGTAAAGGCTGCGGCTGCACCTTCAATCGAACAAATTACACTATCTTGAGATGCTGCGTTTGCTGTAACATATGTAGCCGGATCAGAGCCACGAACATTTACGGCCGAGCCTGTTGTTATACGTGTTCGTGTTGGTGCAGCCCTCATAGTTGTTGGAAGGGACATTGAATATGTCATCCTGATGTTTGCCGATTGACACCAATACTCAGCACCCCAATACATCTTGAAATAATATCGTTGACTTGCAGCCATCTCGTCTTCGAACTTGCCTAGTATATATGGGGGTAGTGTCGCTGCTGTATACGAACCTTGATACAAAGCAATGTCGAATAGTTCGAATACATTAGTATTCAACCCCATAAAGTTGAATTGATTTACCGTGGCAAAGGCTCCTGCGGCATTCCATGCCCCTGCTGTCGTATGATAGGTCGTACCAGCCATAAATCCCCATGTAACAATAAGCCCTGTATTCTGAGTGACCTGCCAAGTTCCTGCTATGTCACCGGGGAAGGTTAGGGTCTTCACCACATCTATATTTGCTTCGCCCGGTGCGATAGTGAACTCTTGGACATAAGTGCGATCAGGTGTGTGATTGCGAAGTGAGACACAGTAAACTCCTGCTGGTCCCTTACATCCGAACCTTAGGGTTACGGCCTTAGCATCAGCACTTCCAAACCTGAGATCAGCTACGCGCGTTCCTTCTATTCTGTGTTGGATCATGCAGTAGTCACTAGCTGCAATAGCTACATCCGCCGCCGAACACGCAAGCCTTATTCTGTTAGGAGAGCCACCGGGTGTAGGCACAGCTACTTGTGCAATACCCTGTGTACCTGCATTGCTAAAGCTTAGAAAGAATTGATCGACTGGATAGAAGTCAGATGTCGTACCAGAAGTAAGAGGGTTCTGTTGACTAACCTGCATTCCACCATTGATGATATAATTCTTCTTAGCAGTAATTGCTGTGTCTTGGGCATCCACATACGCCTTAGTAGCGAAGCTGGCAATATCAGGCACGTTGACGGCCACAACCCACTGGGTTGAAGTCCCATCATTGTAGAGGACGTACATAACACCTGTATCACTCTCCCACCAGAGAGTATTATCAGGAGCCCCAACAGGTGGAGTGTCACTAATAAGAATAGCGGCTCCACCAGCAGATGCAGCAACCACGTCCCACGCACCATTTTTGCGTGCGTATTGGTTGCCATCCGAAGGCGCGTCTGTAAGATGGGTCGCACTAGCTGTTTCCAATACAGTTAGACGACCTTCTTGACTGGCATCCGAAGCCACAATCCCAGCAATGGTAGATGATTGTCCAGCTATAGCGGCTGTGTTTGAGGAGATACGTGTATCATGGTCTATCAACTGAGCCTGAGCAACATCCATCTCGGACTCAAGAATGCCGATACGGGTCTCATGGTCTGCAACCATAGGAACAAGGATTGCAAGGTCTTGTTGGCTTGTGTAACTTACACTGATTACCCAGTCGAGTGCCTGATCGACATCGATTGCCCCAGAGTGTCCGGTGCTATCGTCATATGCAACCATATCAGCCGAGACTGCATCGGCTCCAGTCATATCGACGATAAACGTCCAGAAGGCTACGTCATCTCTAATAGATGCCGGGGCTGGCGAACTCGTGTGTTCCGTTATACAGATCGCGATCACGCCTTGCGACGCATCGGAAACCATATCATTCACAAGGTAATGGGTATCGTTCTGCCACGGCCCTCTGGGAGCAATGCCTACAACAACCCGGTTCCAATAGGTCGGGTTTGCTACGCGATCCTCTGCGAACGTCGTCGGGGCTGGAGCACTCAGATGGCTGGTAGCACATACCCAGAACGAGTCATCTGTGCTGTCAACAGCCGTGGTGCCAAGCGTATAGTTATAGTTGTTCTGCCATGGCGACGTATCTACGCCTTGATAGATAGACATGAGTAATTGATCGATACGAACAGTGTTCGTATTGACAAGATCATGCCATGGCCCCATACGGAAGTCGGGGAGGTTCAATCTGAAATTGTTGGTATATTCGGTGGTCATCACATCCCCATCATGGCAAAGTTGACACCGATTGCCGGAGGCTTATACGTGAACTCATTCGTCGGACTCGCACCACTCGTACCATCGACATTTGTCGCAGTCACAGTCACAACTGTTCCGGGTGGTTGCGGCGGCGTCACTGCGGTAAGCTGTGTGTTTGACACAATGGTAAAACTCGTTGCATTAACCAATCCAAACTTGACTGCGGTCACGACAGGTGCGGGTAGATTGAAGTTCGTTCCGTTCACCGTAATTGTCTGACCACCACTGCTTCCACCTGACTGCTCACTAAGTGTTAATACCGTCGGAGGCTTTGGCACATATGGTGTGTAGCTCAGTACGATAAGACCTTGATATCCCTGTTTAGAATAGGCGACATAAGGTCCAGCGGCTTGAATGAAAGCACCACCACCGCCTGCACCCCAAGCACCACCTACACCTGCTACGGCTGTACCAACGACACCACCACAACCACCACCACCACCACCTGAGCCTAAATTCGTTGCGTATTCTTGTCCTGTTCCACCGGGACCTGCATCTGCACCAGTACCACTAGCACCACCAACACCACCAGCGCCGCTACCACCATTGCCCCCAGCGGTTCCTCTGGTACTTGCTGTTGCTAAAAGGCCATTGCTTCCCGGTCCATTTGGTCCAGCAGCACCACCACCACCCAAACCACAGAATAGTTGTCCAGCAGCATTTCCACTTTGCCCACCGCTGTACTTGATATCTCCAAAGCCGCCTAAATTCGATCCCTGTGGCGCTCCATCTGTACGACCACCAAGACCACCTAGCGCCCAACAGGTTGTTCCATTCCAGAAGAAAGTATTACCGCCGGGATTGCCAGCAACACCACCACTTGAAATGCTTACAGCGGCTCCACCGAGGCCTACTACATAAGGTATTATCGCTCCCGGAGTGACAGGAAAGTTAAGCCTTCGACTAAATCCACCTCCTTGCCCACCGCCACCATTACCGGAGAAACCAACACCGGCAGCACCACTAGCACCACCACCAATGCAATCAATAAAGTCGAGCATACGACAGTCTGCTGGGACCGTCCAATTGCCTGACGCAGCGGTGAGAAAGACTAACGGCATTATTGCAGAGCCTTAACAATCAATGTTGATATTCCATTGATACGTCTAATCGAGACAAGGAACTTGTGCCCAGCAACTAGCGTAAATGGGTCTCCTGAATTGGTCGGATTGTATGTGAACCCTACAAATGTAATAGCTCCGGCGCTCGCACTGTTAGTAATTAGAACATCAACTGCACAATCAGCGGTAGGGGCATTCCAAGTTATCGCTCCATTATTAGTCCCGTATTGATAGTTCCCAAGAAACGAGTCAGGTGTGTATGGGCCTACTATGTTTCCTAGATTGTTTGGAGTAATTCGAAATCCGCCTGTAACTGTCTGTCCACCCTTGATTGACAA